GTCGCCGCCGATCCACGTCCCCGAGCAACCCAAGCCGGTAGCGGTCCCGGGCGGGAAGACGCCCGCCGACTTGATCCGCGCGATCCGCACGAGTGCGGTCAACAAGGGGCTGCTGCCGCACCAGATCGACGCGGTGCAAGCGGAAGTGGAGGCGGCGCTCGTCACCGTCAACCCTAACATCGCGCACAAGCACTTGGCCGTAGCGATGACTATCGCCAAGCTCGGCGGGAAGCAGCGCGCCCGGTACAAGCAGCTGCTCGACCAGCACATGGGCGTATCCAAGCCGCCGGTTCAGAAGGCGCCCGCCGGTGCGGCGCCGCCGGGCGCGATGTCGGCCGTCGCCCCCAAGGGGATGAAGGTAGTAGGCCTCAACGAGGGCAAGACGTGGGTCCAGCACCACGGAGCCGCGGGGATTTCCAAGGGCGCCGTGCAAGCGGCGATCGCGGGCCGGATGGGGCACATCCCGGCCGCCGAGTTCGCGCGGGTTCTATACGACAGCCCGGGCCACCACGGATCGGACTTACACTCCATTCTGCACAAGGCGTGGCTCAGCCCCGGGGACTATGTCGGGGGGAACTGGCGCGTAGCCAACGGGAGCTACGGGAACCGAGTTCTGCTGCACGATCCTTCGTCCGTTCTGACGCAAGCGGACCTCGACTCAGCCCTGCGGTTTAACGCGGTCAACGCGATGATAGCGACGTGGGCCGCGACTTCGAACGACACCAACGTGCGTAGTCTGATCATGCAGGAGGCTGCGCAGGCCGAGTTCGGCTTGGACCCGTCATGGATTTACGCGTGGCCCGACAAGGTGAACATGATGGACGAGCATCGGGCGGCCCACATGGACACGTACCGGGCGTTCCTGCGGGCGATGTACGACAACACACAGGCGGAGCTGGCCGCTAGCGGCATCAAATACGTGCGACTGCGGCGGGGGGTGCACCACGCCCCCATCAAGACCGGCGGGGCGGGCTCGCTAGTCGGCAAAGGCAGTGTCGGACCGATCCTCATGCGGCCGATGTCCAGCTTCTCGAGCAGTCAATCGATGGCGGCATCACCCGCATTCGGGTCCCATTCAGTACTCGACACGTACGTCCCGGCCGAGTTGATTGTCGGGTCCGCTCGCACCGGGTTCGGATGTTACGGCGAGTCTGAGTGGGTTGTACTCGGCGGCCCTAACGAAGTGACCATCTTCACCGCTACTGCGAAGGGGAGCGTCTACTAATGAGAACGTACCCAGTTCCCGGCGGCGCCGGTAGCGTGACTCTCGACGGCGCTCGGTGCTTGGCGGCCACGGGCGATTCGTGGGCCGAGCACATCGTGGCGCGCGAGCAGCGCGCGGTCGACCGCGCACTCGTCGCCTCCGCCTGCGACCCCCACTCCCAGCACTACGGAGTGCTCGACCCGGACGTGACCGACAATCCGCTCATCGTGGCCGTAGTGGCGGTCGACCTCGAGGGGCGGATTACCCGCTGGAACGGGTCGGGCTGGGACGAAGTCCCGGTGGGGATGGACCCAAGCGGGTTCGAACTAGTGGCGCTCGAGGACGAAGCGTTGCTGGCGGATGCAATCTCGGCGCGCGGCGGGTTGCTGCTGCGCCCCACCGTACCCAAGGCGCACGCGGTTCTGGCGGCGGGTGCGACCGGGTCCGTGTTCGCGGTGGTGGACGACTTTGACACTAGCGCAGTGCTCGACGTGTTCCGAGCCGCCCGGGGCGCGATCAGCGTGCGCAAGAACGGGAAGTGGGAGCCCGACTCCGCCTTGGCTTCGAGGCTGCGGTCGGTCGACCCGCCCCGAGTGCTAGTCGTACCTGCGGAGCAGGTGGCCGAAGTGGTGCAACAGGTGGACGCTTTTGACGCGACCCGGGCGGTCACGGCCGCTACGATCGCGTGGGACGAGAGTAAGTACAAGCGGGACGAGGGCGGTAAGTTCGCGCCCAAGGACGGCGGCGGCGAGAACGGTCGCCCCTCGATGACCGCCGAGCAGCTCCGGGAGTACGTTGCCACCGGGAAGCTGCCCGCCGGGGTGATCGGCGAGAATGTTCGGAAGTTCGCTGACGAGGCCGCCGCGAAGAAGGCCAAGAAGGAGGGTGGCAAGGGCAGGGGCAAGGGCGGCGGCGATGCCGCTAAGAAAGCCGAGGCGGCGAAGAAGAAGGCCGAGGCAGCCGCGAAGAAGGAAGCCCGAGCCAAGGAAGTGGCGGCAAAGAAGGCCGAAGCCGCAACTAAGAAGGCCGAGGCGGATGCTAAGAGGGAAGTCGCGAAGAAGGCTCGGTCCGCCGACCTCGAATACGACATCACTCGCAACAAGGCGCGGCTGGCCGAGGACGAGCGACGCAGCGCCTTGGCCGACGAGATGAAGGCCGAGGCCGAGGCGATCAAGTCGATGAACCCCCGCGACGCGTGGGCGGCGAAGGAGGCACTAACCGCTCGCGTCAAGGAGGAAATGAGTCGTCGCGAGGAGTGGGACAAGGCCTCCAAGTATGAAGCGGAGGCCGAGCGGATCCGCAGGCTCGAGCGCAAGCAGGCCGCCTTGACCGCGGGCGGTCCGCCTGCCACCACCGCTATGCCGCCCAAGCTGCGCAGGTACTGGACCCGAGGCAAGGGCGCGGCCAAGATCCGCTGGGGCACCGGCGGCGACTTCAACCGGTGCAGGCGCGCCCTCGCCAAGTACCTTCGACCCGACCAGATTCCCGGCGCGTGCGCCAACCTGCACAAGGTGGCCACCGGTACGTGGCCGGGGAAAGGCAAAAGCCACGGGGTGTCCGCCGCCGCCTACGGCGGGGACGGCGGTATGATCGCGTTCGTGCTACCCCCGGAGGTGTCGAGCAAGCTGTGCGTGCCCGGCGGGAACCCCGAGGACGAGCTGCACGTCACGCTGGCGTATTTGGGCGAGGACGTGCCCCCGGAGGTAGCGGACCGCGCGGCCAGCGCCCTAGACGGCATCGAACAGTCGTACTCGATCCCGACTACGCTAGGCGGGCGCGGAACGTTCGACCCCGACGGGGACCCGGTGCACTACGCCAGTGTCGACGCGCCCGGCATCGAGTACTTGTGGGCGGAGATCGTCGACCGCCTCAACCGCGCCGGGGTGGCCGTCCCGACCGAGCACGGGTTCACTCCGCACGTCACCCTCAAGTACGGCGACATGCCCGAGTCGGACTGGCCGGACTTGCCCGTGGAGACGACGCTCGGTAGGATCGAGCTACGCACCGGAAACCGCGTCCACCGTACGTGGGAACTCGCCCCGTACTAACAGAGAGGCCGGGATATGGCCGTTTACATCGAAACCGACCCGCTTGCGATGGGTCCGGTCCGGCTGGCCGTCACGGCTGCGGGCGGACCGGCGCTGCCCCCGCGGGAGTGGTTCGACGACCCGCAGCTCGCGGCGCCGACCCCGCTGACGATCACCAGCGACGGCCGCGTGTACGGCCACCTTGCCGCGTGGGATACCACCCACATCGGGATGCCCGGCCGAGTCAAGCCGCCCCGATCCGCCAGCGACTACGCGTACTTCAAGACTGGCGTCGTCGCCTGCGCCAACGGCGAGGAGGTGCATGTCGGGCAGCTCACGCTCTCCGGCGGGCACGCCCCGCTCTCCGCTGACGCTTCCGCGGCGGTGCGCCACTACGACGACACTGCTTCGGCCTTTGCTGACCTCAACGTCGGTGAGGACGCCCATGGTATCTGGCTTGCCGGAGCGATCCGGGCGTCTGCCACCGACGAGCAGATCCGCGCGGCCCGAGCCAGCGCGCCCTCCGGAGACTGGCGCCCGATCGGACGCGGACTCGAACTCGTGGCCGCGTGCCAAGTCAACGTCCCGGGCTTCCCGATCGCCCGGGCGCGGGTCGCTTCGGGCCAAGTCAAGGCGCTCGTTGCGGCTGGCGCCCTCGACATGGCGATGCGCCGGTACCGCGCCGCGGACCACGACTTCGCCGCCCGCCTGCAGGCGATCGAATCCGAACACCAGAAGCTGGCGCCGGTGCTAGCTGCCGCCACCCAGACACGCAAGCAGCAGCTGCGCTCCCGAGTGGCTTGCTCGGAATCGACGAGCTAGGGTACGATGGCCCCGGAAGCGACCGCCGCGTACCTTCCGGGACTCACCGTCCGCCAACTAACAACACGTTAGGAGGGTACGCCACATGGCGACCTACGAGATGAAGGACCCGACGGGTCTGACCGATGACGAACTCGGCTCCCTCGAGGAGGCCATCGTCGCTGCTTTCACCGCCGCTGATGAGGCCGATGACCTCGACGCGATGTCCGCCGCTGCCGACGACCTCGACGCCGTGCGCGCCGAGAAGACCGGCCGCGAATCCGCCCCGGCGACCGAAGAGGTCATCGCGAGCGGAGACCCGGACCCCGACGAGCTCGAAGCGGAGGCGGAGGCCCTCGAGGCCGAAGCCGAGGCGGTCGAGGACGAGAAGGACGACGAGGAAGCCGTCACCGCTTCCGCCAACAACGAGGCCAAGGAGGCCGCAGTGGAACTGCCCGAGGACCGCCAGCCGGTCAAGACCGCGTCGACGGTCACCATCACCGCCGGTGCGGACATCCCCGGGATGCAGCACGGCAACAAGCTCACGAGCGCCATGGAGGTCGCGGAGGCCTTCGTCTCCCGCCTCGGCACCTTCCGCGGTGTCCGCGGTGGCGACGGCGAGCAGCTGATCGTCGCGACGGTTGCGTCGGCCGCCCCGGCGGAGCGCACCCTCGACCCGGGCGACATCGACGGCAACCGCGCCAAGATCGAGGCGGTGACCTCCCTCCACGGCCCGCAGGGCATCGTCGCTTCCGGCGGATTCTGCGCCCCGCTCGAGGTCAACTACGACATCTTCGGCCTCGGCGTCGCCGACCGCCCCGTCCGGGACGCCCTCGCCGGGTTCCAGGCCACGCGCGGCGGCATCCGGTACACCCAACCGCCCGTCCTCGCGGACTTCGCCGCGGCGGTCGGCATCTGGACGGCGGCCAACGACGCCAACCCGACCGCCCCGACCACCAAGCCGTGCCTCAAGATCGCGTGCTCCCCGGAGCAGACGGCGACGGTCGACGCGGTCACCGTGTGCCTCGAGATCGGCAACCTCATGGCCCGCGCCTACCCGGAGCTGGTCAGCCGCAACAACGACTTGGCCATGATCCAGCACGCCCGGATCGCGGACCTGCAGCTGCTCTCCAAGATCAGCGCGCTCTCGACCAAGGTCACCTCCGGGTTCAAGCTCGGCGTCGCCCGCGACTTCCTCGAGGCCGTCGGCCGCGCGGCCACCGCGTACCGCGCCCGTCACCGCATGGGCAACGACGTGCCGCTCCGGGCGATCGTCCCCTCGTGGGTCCGCGACGCCATCCGTGAGGACCTGACCTGGTCCCTCCCGGGCGACCAGCTCGAGTGGGCCGACTCGGTCATCGACGGGTTCCTCCGGGCGCGCAAGGTCAACGTCTCGTGGCACCTCGACGACGCCTCGGTGCTCACCGGCGCGCAGGCGGCCGGTGCGCTCAATGCGTGGCCCGCCAGCTTCAAGTGGAACATCTTCGCGGAGGGCACCTTCCTCTTCCTCGACGGTGGCACGCTCGACCTCGGCATCGTCCGCGACGGCGCGCTGGTCTCGACCAATGACTACAAGATGTTCGTGGAGACCTTCGAGGGTCTCGCCAAGATCGGCATCGAGGGCATCGAGGTCACGACCACCACGAAGATCGCGGGCGCGACGGCCGCCACGGTCGCCACCACCGCCTGATCAGTTCCACCGACTGAGGAGAGCAATGGCTAAGCTGCTTGACGTAGCGGCAGTCCACAGGGGCAGCGGACGCTGGACCAGTGGCCTGTCCGTCGAGGGCCTGCAGTGCGCCTTGACGTCCTCCGTCGCAACGCCGTGCCTGCCCCCGCCCGCCGGTCACATCGGCGGGCGGGGCGGGAACGGAGCCCCCACCGGATACCCCCTGTCGGTGTTCGCCGTGGTGGCCCAACTCACACAGCCGACGATGTGTCGCACCTCGGACCCCAACGAGGCGCTCCGTCAGGCCGTGGGGGCAGAGGCCGACAAGGCCGCCGGATCAGCCCTGTGGTTCGGTACCGGCAACGCCGCCATGTGGATGGGCGCCCCCGGCTCAACCATTGTCAGCGGCGGCGTTGCCGAACTGCTCGACGCGTTCTACGCCCAGACGGTCGGCGTGGACCCGGTCATCCACATGGGACTCAAGTCCGCCTTGGCTCAGGGCGGGCTGAACAAGGACGGTCGGTTCAAGGCGTTGCCCGACATCCCCGTGGTGGTCAACCCGTCTTACCCGATCGAGGGTATCGCGGTGACCGGGCCGGTTGAAGTCTGGATCGGGGACGCAGAGATCACGCAAACCCACGACGTGCGGGTCAACCGGGAGTTCACGGAGGCCACCGCCCTCGCGGCGGTCGCGCTTGACCCCTGCGCCGTAGTGATCAACGCAGCGGCGTCCCAGACTTATCTGGGCCAGACTGGCGTCCGCAAGTACGCCGTGTCCGCTGGCGGCAACTCCGCCGGGCTGGCCGTCAACTGGGGCGACAGCGCGACCGGCACCGTCCCGCCTAACGGGACCGCCGAGCACACGTACACCGGTGCGGGCAGCTACACCGTGACCGTGGCCTCCGGGCCGACCTACACCATCCAAGTCGTCTAAGGAGACTGCCGTGCCCGACTACGCAGCGAGTGTCCAGGCCGTTGGCCTCCGGATCACCAAGCTCGACGCCTTCGGGGCGCCCATCCCGGGTGCCAACAACGCGTACACCACCAAGGCGTTCACGAAGTTCTCGTGGACCCCGGAGTACGAAGAGGGCGAGGAGATCAAGCAGACGGCCGCCGATGGCACGACCTGCGTCTACTACAAGATGCCGGACACGCTCAAGCAGGTCACTTGTGAGATCGAGATCTGCAACCCGCAGCCTGAGATCCACGAGATGCTGGCCGGTGGTACGCTGCTTGGCGGCGGCTCCGGGGCGCCGGTCAACGTCACCAACAAGGCGTTGACCTCCAATGTCGCGACGCTGACGACGTCAGCCGCCCATGGATTCACCGTTGGCACGTCCGTGACGGTCGCCGGTGTGGACGCGACGTTCAATGGGACGTACACGATCACCGCCGTCACTTCGAACACCTTCAGCTACGCCAAGACCGCCTCCAACGTCGTGTCTGCCGCGGCCACTGGTACCGTCCAGTCGGCTGGTCCGATCGGTTGGGCCGCACCCGCGGTCGGGTCGGTCGTCAACCCCAACGGTGTCTCGATCGAGGTGTGGAGCCGGGCGATCGTCGGCGGTCGCCTCGCCGCGGTCAACCCGTACTGGCGTTGGGTGCTCCCGTTCGTGCAGACTCGTCTCGAAGGTGACCGTACGCTCGAGAATGGCGCGCTCGCGTCCGTGTTCAGCGGGATCGGTCTCGGCAATGCCGCGTGGGGCGACGGTCCGGCCAACGACTGGACCTTCGGCGCCGGGTCGGCCATCCAGTACGCCCGCGACACGACGGCCGTCACCGCTGAGGGCTACTTCACCGTTCTGGCCTGAGCATGACTCCGGACGAGGCCAACGACGCCGCGCGCCGGATACTCATCGCCCTGTGCGGAGGCCGGTGGACGTCCCCGCCGGTGCGCATGATCGACGAGTACCCAGTGCCAGCCCACGGCACTATCATCCTGTCGGGGCGGCCTGTTAGGGAGGTCTACTCCGTTACGGGTCCCGGCGGGAACCCGGTGCCGTACACCATCCGCAACGGGTACGTTCTGCAGGTGGCCACCGACGGCACGGCCCGGGCCGAGTGTGGGCCAGCCCGGGCCGTGCGTGTGGATTACACGTACGGGCAGGCGGAGCTTCCGGCCGTCCTCACCAGCGCCATCTCGGTGCTGGCGGAGGAGATGCTGCTGGCTTCCAGCAGCGCCCAGTGCCGGATCCCGGAAAGGGTAACGAACGTGACGCGCCAAGGCGTATCGTGGACCTTGCTCGACCCGCAGGACTTCCTGTCGGAAGGGCGGACCGGCATCTACGAAGTGGACTTGGCCGTGCGCGCCCTCAACCCATCCGGGGCCAAGCGTAGAGCCAGACTGTTTTCCCTCAACACATCCGCACCAGCACTCAGGAGTGTAGCGCCATGAGCAGCACCGACCCGTTCGCCCCCAAGGCCGCCGTCCCCGAGGCTTCGACCGATTACGCGTCACTCACGGCCGAGGAGCTCCGTGGCCTCCTCGAGGAGCGCGGGCTGGCCACCACCGGCAAGAAGGCGGAGCTTGTCGACCGCCTGATCGAGGATGACGGTGAGTGAGACCGACTACCTCATCGACGCGTGCCGCTATCTGCTCGAAGAAGTGCGGAACGCTGCGGTAGAGCTCCGCGTTGTCCTCCCCGCCCGGCAGTACGTCGCCATGGGCGGGTCGGTCTTCGATTGCGAGCAGGTCACCGTGTCGGGGATGTCGATCCAGACCGGGCTAGTCAGCCCCGAGGGGTCCGGGCTGGACGTCATCGGCCCGTGCCCGGTTACGTGGAACGTCACGGCGGAAGTGGCTATTGTTGTGTGCGCCCACGAGGCCGTGTCCGGTCCGCGCGGCCAGTCAGCGCCGTCCGTCCATGACATCGAGGCGGACTCGGAGGCGGTCAGCGCGGGGTATGGCGTAATCAAGCGCGCAGTGGAGACGATCGCTAGCTCGGGCCAAGCCGGTAGGGTCGGCTGCAACGTCACGCTGGGCCAGCCGCAAGGCGGGCTAATTGCCGTAGTGGCGACCGTACAGGTCAACCTGTGGCTGTAACCTACGTCTCCAACAAGCCAGCCGTCGCGCACATCCGGTTCGACTGGAGCGGGATGATCGGGCGCGACTTGGACAGGCGGCTGCGGACGCTGCAATACCGCGCCCGGTCCACCGCCGGTTTCCGCACCGGGCACTTGCGTGCCAGCATCGAAATCGAACGCAGCGTGATACGCAACGGCCTGCAGGGCCGGGTCGGGTCCCCAGTCCGGTACGCGGCGGCCCACCACGAAGGCGCCCGGCCGCACGCAATCACGCCGCGCAAGAAGGGTGGCAAGCTGCGATTCGTTATCGGCGGCCGGGTCGTGTTCGCCTCCCGAGTGAACCACCCGGGTAACCGACCGAACCCCTACCTTGCACGGTGGCTACGCGAAGCGGTACGATAGGGCCACCCACACAACAACAGGAGACCGCCTTGACCGTAACCAGTGATAAGCCCCGTAGGCTCGCGTTCGAGCTGCCGAACGCCCTCGGTAACGCCCACTCGGGCGTCTCGATTACCATCGGGGACCGGGTATTCAAGTGCCGCCCCGTCATCGACGGGATTACCCTGCTCGAGTTCGGGCAGCTCGCGGCCGGGGCGGTGAGCGACGGCGACGCCGAGAACATGGACCCGGCCCAAGCCGCGGCATATTCGACCGCCCTCATCGACTTCCTGCGCAACACCATTGTCGACTACGACTCCTTCCGTGCCTTCGTCCGCGACAACTCCGTCGACATCGACATGCTCGGGGACATCGCGGGCAAGCTGGTCGAGGAGTACACCGCCCGCCCTACGCAGTCGCCGCCGGTACTCTGAGATGGGCGGCGGAGACATGGGCGTGGGTCGACGGCCGGAGCTTGCTCTCGGGTGTCGATCTGCTCTCGTTGCCTCCCAAACGGATGATGTCCGTTCTTACTACGCTGTGGATGGAATGGACGACCCGCGACGAGGAAGTGCGCCGGGCGCACGGCCAGTTCATCGGCGCCCTCACACGCGCCTGCGACACCCGGGAGGCGTACGAAGTCGCTAACCCCTTCCCGGATGTTATGCGGGACGGACCCGCTGGAGTTATTGGAGGCAGCTGATGAGCGTCGTAGGTACCGCCTACATCGTCGTTCGAGCTATCTCCTCCTCCCTCGAGAAGGACTTCAGTAAGGCAGCGGAGAAAGCCGCCAAGTCGATCGGTCCGGCCCTCAGCAAGATGGACGAGCCGATCGAGAAGGCCACCCGGCAGGCCGTCACGAAAGCTGGCCAAGCCGCGGCCCCCGACGCCGGGAAGGCGGGCCACCTCCTCGGGAAGTCTATGGCCGACGCGGTCCCGGGTGCTTTCCTCAACAAGATGGGCGCCCACGTCCGCAGCGGGGTGCGCAAGGCTGTAGTCAAGGCCGGGGCGGACAAGGAGGGCAACAACCTCGGCGCGCGGCTGTTTAGCGGGTTCGGCAAGTCCATTAGTAAGTTCCGGGTACCCCCGATCGCTATGCTCGGGTTCCTCGGCATACCGGCGATCGGCGGCGCGATTACGATCCTGACCGCGTACGTAGCGTCGGCCGTCAGTCTGATCTCGACGCTCGGACCCGCACTCGGCGCCGTAGGGTCCGTCGGCATCGCGGGTCTGCTTACTCTGGGCGGCGCCGTGGCGGCCGTCATGCTTGCCCTCAAGACCGACAGTCCGATGCTCGACCGGTTCAAAGCCGCGACGGCAGGCGTCAAGGAAGAATTCAAGGCCGTAGGACTGGCCGTCCAGAAGGAGCTGCTGCCCAAGCTGGCGCAGGCGATGGGTCAGACTACTTCCCTGATACCGACCCTGACGACGGGGTTGTCGGCGATGGGCGGAGCCGTTGGTAATGTCGCGGTGCACTTGGCCGAGGTCGTGACCTCCGCCCGATTCATGGAGAACCTCGGCACCATGTTCGCCAACGGCGCCCCGGCGGTCGAGCACTTCGGCGGGGCGACTGGGCATCTCCTCGACATCCTCGTGACTCTGGCGGCCGTCGCCTCCCCGCTGCTTACCGACTTCGCGATGTGGGCGGAGTCGATGCTCGGCGGAGCAGCCGCCAGTGCTGCCGCGGCGCAGGAGTCGGGTCGACTGGCCGAGTGGATGACTAAGGCCGCCGGTATGGCATCCCAGTGGGGCGCTATCATCGGGGACTTCGGCACCGGCCTGTTCAACGTATTCAAGGCGGCCTCCGGGTCCGGCCAGACGCTGTTGGACAGCATCAGCCAACTGGCTGCCCGGTTCGCCGTCTGGTCCGGGTCGATGGAGGGTCAGAACACCCTCAAGGCGTTCTTCGACAACGCCGTACCAGTAGTGCGCGAAGTCAACGGACTGATCGGGGATGTACTCAGTCTGATCGGCAAGCCGCTGGTGTCCGGGGATACCGGCGGTATCATCTCCTTCGTTCAGAGTATGCGCAACGACTTGTTGCCCGCGCTGGTGCAAATCGGCGACGCCGCCTCCGGGATGGGACCGGGCTTGGCCGAGCTGGCAAAGTCTCTCGCCGGGTTGATCGAGTCGATGGCGAACTCGGGCGCGCTGGGCGCCTTCGTCGGCACTCTCAACATCCTCATCCAAGGCCTGACTGCGCTCTTCCAGCTACCGGTAGTCGGGCAGTTGGCCGGTTGGGCGCTCGCCTTCGGCGGCGCGGCCAAAGCCGTCGACTTGGTGATGAAGCCAGTCGGCGGATTGACCACCCTGACGGGACCGCTCGGGAGGGCGCTGTTCGGCGTCGCGGCCGACGCCAACGGGCTAGGCGGGAAGGTGGGCCTGCTGCCGAAGGCACTGGGCGCAGCCGGTAACGCAGCGAAAGCGTTCGGTAACGCAGCCAAGGCATCCGCCGTCGGGCAGTGGGTCCTCAACTCCGCACTGCTCGCCAACCCGATCACGTGGATCGTGATTGCGATCATTGCCTTCGTCGCAGCGCTCGTACTCGCGTACAACAAGTCCGAGACTTTCCGCAACATCGTCGACGCGGTCGGCGCAGCGATCAAAACCGGCCTCGGCGCAGCTCTCGAATGGCTCAAGGGGTTGTGGGACAAGGTGTGGCCCGCACTCGTGCAGGGTTGGGAACTGATCAAGCAAGGCTGGGAGAAGGCCAAGGCCGGAGCGGCGGCCCTATGGGACGGCCTCAAGGCGGCGTGGGAAGGCATCAAGTCAGGTTGGGATACGCTCGTCGGGTGGTTCGAAGCGGGCGTCGGAATCATCACTGGGGTGTGGGACTCGATCGTCGGCGCGATCACCGGCGCGTGGGACTTCATCAACGGTATCTTCTCCTCCGGCGGCGGCATCATCAATATCATCACCCAACCCTTCCAAGGACTCATCCAGTTCTTTACCGGCGCGTGGGAGCTCATCTCCGGCATATTCACCGGCAACTGGGACAAGATCACTTCCGGCATCGCCAACATGGTCGGCGGCATCGTACGCTTCTTCATGGGTATGCCCAGCCGTATCATGGGCGTGCTAGTCGAGTTCGGCCCGACTATCTGGAACTGGATTACGTCGGTCGCGTCCACTGCGTGGAGCTACGTCGTTGTCGGGTGGGACTTGATCGTCGCGTACTTCACCTCGCTTCCGGGCCGGATCATCGACGGTGTTACGAGTCTGATCTCCTCGATCGTCACGTGGGCGACAGATGTATGGAACACTGCGCAGATGTACTTCACGGTTGGCCTCGAGGCTCTGATCATCTACGTCCAGTCCCTGCCCCAGCGGGTGATCGACGCTGTAACCAGTCTGCTTGTATCGATCGGAGCGTGGGCGACCGGCGTCTGGAACAGTGCGCAGGCATACTTCACCGCTGGCGTCGATGCGGTCGTGTCATTCGTGACTGGACTGCCGGGTCGGGTCATCAGTGCCGTCAACTCCCTCATCAGCTCTATTCAGTCGTGGGCGTCCGGAGTGTGGGCGCAAGCTAGTTCGGCGTTCTCGACCGGCGTCGACAACGTCGTCTCGTTCGTTCGCGGGCTGCCCGGCCGGGTCGTGTCGGCTATCGGCAATGTCGGCAGTATGCTCAGTAACGCCGGTCGGGACTTGATCCAGGGTTTCATCAACGGCGTCAACGGCATGATAGGATCGCTCACATCGGCCGCCCGTTCGATCGCGGGCAAGGCGGTCGACGCGATCAAGGGGGCGTTGGGCATCAACTCTCCTTCGAAAGTGTTCATGGAGATCGGCGGCAGTGTCGGGGAAGGCTTCGTGATGGGTATCGACCGGATGCAGAAGGCCGCGGCCCAGTCCGCTGGGGCCCTGGCCGGTGTGACCGTGTCGGCGACATCGGGCGGGCTGGGGCCGAGCGGTCAAGGCCTGACCGCCCGCGGCGGAGGTGCCGCCGGGATGGTTGCGGGCGGGACAACGGTGTACGGCGGCATCTCGGTGAACCTGTCCATCGACGATCTTGACAGGATCAACAGGATCGAGGACTTCTTCAACATGCTATCCTCCGCCCGTGTTCAACAGCGAAAGACTCTTCGTAGCGGGACGGTGACCGCCTGATGGCTGAGATCCTGTGGGGCGAGTGGAAGCACTCCGGCGGCAACGGGATGCGCGTTGGCATCGAGTGGTCGTGGACTCCCGCCCCGGTCCTCACAAGTACAACACGGGTCTACTTCGACTACTGGATCTGGACCGAGAACCAGAACACCTACTCGTCAGACACCCAGACGATCACCAATTACGGCGAGGCCGGGGGTTCGGTCTCGTACACCAACAGTTCTCCCGGTGGGGTGCAGGTCCGCCGTCACGGCAGCCGCGAAGCGCACGATTATGCCTCGGGCTCCTATGGGACTTCCCCCGGCCCGTGGGTCATTCGCACGGTCATTGGTGGCACGAACAACGGGGTCGCCCCCGAAGTCACCCTCAACACTCCGATTCCGCCTCGACCCTACGCCCTCCCTGCTGATCCCACGTCATTCACCGCAACGCGCGTGAGCGACCAGCAGGCTCAACTGTCGTGGGTCCGCAATGTGACTACGATGGCCCCTTACACCTCGATCTATGTCGAGTACCGGCAGTGGTTGGGCTCGGCCTACGGGCCGTGGACCCCTGCCGCGACGCTGGCCGGAACGGCGACCTCGTTCACGCATTCCGGTCTGTCGAGCAACTCGGTCTATGACTACCGGATTCGGGCGAGCAACTCCTCGGGTACGTCCGCGTGGGTCAGTCCCGCCTCGCAGGTATGGATGACGCCTGCCGAGCCCTCCGAAGTCACTTCGGCGCTCGACGCATCTGGGACTGCTGCTGTCACCACGTGGACGGCGAACAACTGGACCGGGACCACGCCTGCACCCACGTTCACCATCGAGCGGTCCACAGCAGGTGGTGCGTGGACGCAGGTCGCCTCCGGCCTGACCTCGACTACGTGGACCGACGCCTCGCCGGGTATCGGGACCAACCAGTACCGAGTCGCAGCCACCGTCGCACCGTCCTCGGGTACGCGCACCTCCGCGTTCGTAGCAGGCAACGTCGTCTCGGTCGCTGTGCCCCCGCTGGCTCCGACCCAGTTGAGCCCGACGGGCATCGCCGTGGACTTGTCCCTGCCGGTGACCGTGACGTGGAAGCACAACCCCGGAGCCGACAGCGCGGCTCAGTCCAAGTTCTGGATCGAGACCTCAGCC